TACAGTAACTGCTGCTAACGTTATTGATGAATTAGGAAAAGTTGTTGATGCAATTCCTTCTACATTATACGGAAGAGAAGACTTATACATCTATGTTGCTCAAAACGTATTTAGAGCTTACAAAAGAGCTTTAGGAGGTTTCGCTGCAAACGGAGTAGGTGCTAATGGTGTTAACGGACAAGGTACTAATCAAGATATTAACGTATTATACGTTGATGGTGTGAAAATCTTTATGGCTAATGGTTTAGCTGATAACACTATGATTGCTACCACTAAAGATAACTTACACTTCGGTACTGGTTTATTATCAGACCACCAAGAAGTTAAGATTTTAGATATGGGAGATTTGGATGGGTCTCAGAACGTTAGGATTATAATGCGTTTCACAGCTGGTGTACAGTATGGTATTGTTGAAGATATCGTAACTTACGGAATCGTAAACTCAGCTAACTAATAATTAGCATTTAAATTAATATAAAGAGGGTGGGCTACTGCCTACCCTTTTTTAATAACTAATAAATAAAATATAAAAATTATGGCTTGTGATTTTATAACAGCAGGTAGATTAGAACCTTGTAAGGATAGCGTAGGAGGTATAAATGCAGTTTACTTTGTAGATTATGCAGATATAGACTTAGCAGATGTAGTTTATGATGCTGATGGAACTACCATCACTTCAGTAGGTACTGATGTAACTGCTTACAAATTTGAGGTTAGAGGAAATTCTACCTATACAGAAAACATTCAATCAAGTAGAGAAAATGGAACTACTATGTTTGAGCAAGTGTTGGAGTTGACACTTAAAAAATTAACTAAAGAAGACCACAAAACAATTAAGTTATTATCTTTTGGAAGACCTCACATTGTTATAGAGGACAACAACGGAAACTTATTGGCATCTGGATTAGAATTTGGTTCTGACGTAACTGGAGGTACTGTAGTAACAGGTGGTGCTATGGGAGATATGAGTGGTTACACTTTATCTTTTACAGGTATGGAGAAAGCTCCTGCTAACTTTATTGCTGAAGCTGGGGATGGAAATACTCCAGCAGAGAACCTTACTGCTGCTGGTTTCTCAGTAATCTAATATCTATTATTAATAATTAATGAACCCTGCCTTAATTGGTGGGGTTTTTTTGTTAAATAAAACAAAATATTATTTTTTAGTTATCATAGTATGTTAATATTACAACCAACATCTGGAGATAAAACAATAACGATAGCACCAAGAAATAATAACTTGAGTGGAACTATTGTTTTAAAACTTAGGAGAGATGGAGATGGGAAAGAGGAAACTATAGAGAACGCTACATTTAACAATATAGTAAACTTTACAGAAGTAACATTTCAATCATCTATACTTGAAGAAGATTCTACTTATTATTTAGAAATAACTAAAGATAATGAGTTATGGTATAGAGATAAGATTTATGCTACATCTCAAACAAAAGAAGAAGTTAAAACAGAAAAACACGAGATTGGTAATGGTACTATTTATAAACCATACAATCCAGTTGATGATAACACATATATAATATAATGAGTTCAAAAAAGAATAAATCAGAAAAAAAGGCATATCAAGACAGTATTAGGATTGTTAATATGTCTTCTTATGAAATACCAGAGATAAAAGAGGTTCATAATAAAGAATGGGTTGCTTTTGGTAATGAGAATGACTACTTCGACAAACTAATAGATAGATACCTTGATAGTCCTACTAATGGTAGGTGTATTAATGGTATTGTTGATATGGTTTATGGTAGAGGTTTAGAATCTACTAATTCTGACATATTCCCAGAGGACTACATTAGAATGAAAAAGTTACTTAGACCAAGAGAGGTTAAAAGACTTGTAAATGATTATAAGCTATTAGGTCAAGGTGCTATGCAAGTAACCTACAATAAAGCAAAGACTAAGATATTAAAAGTATCTCACTTTCCTATGGAGACATTAAGAGCTGAAAAAGCTACTGCTGGAAAGATTAAGGCGTACTATTATCATCCATCTTGGAAAAACTATAAAAACTCTGATAATCCTAAGAGAATACCTACATTTGGTAATGGCACAAAATCACAAATAAACGAGCTTTATGTATTTAAACCATATAGAAGTGGTTTCTATTACTATGCTACTGTAGATTATCAAGCGTGTTTACAATATGCACAATTAGAATCAGAGGTATCTAACTACCATATTTCAAATATAGAAAATGGGTTGCAGCCGAGTTTATTTGTAAATTTTAATAATGGTATTCCTAATGCAGAAACACAGCAAATAATAGAGAATAAAATTAATGATAAGTTCTCTGGTAGTTCTAATAGTGGTAAAGCAATTATAGCGTTTAATGAAAGTGCTGAAACAAAAGCTGACATAGAAGCTATACATTTACCAGATGCACACGCACAATATCAATTCTTATCTGACGAAGCAAGAGAGAAGATAATGTTAGGACACGGAATTGTATCTCCAATATTATTAGGTATAAAAGACAATACAGGTTTTGGTAATAATGCAGAAGAATTAAGAACAGCATCTGTATTAATGGATAATGTAATTATAAGACCATTACAAGATGGAATTATATATGGTTTAACAGAGATACTTGAATTTAATAAGATACACCAAGACCTATACTTTATCACACTACAACCTATAGAGTTTACAGAGTTAGATAACATATCAACTAAGATTAGAAGAGAAGAAGAAACAGGAGAGAAGTTATCAAGTGATATAGCTTTGGATAAGTTTATGAACGCTAAAACAAGAGAAGATTATTTAAAATTAGGTAAAGAGTATTTACAAGAGCTAAAAGAAGAAGAAGACTTTTCAGATGAGGATGGAGATGATATGATAGACCAATTAGAAGGCTTAGGAGAGGTTTTAAGCGATGATTGGGAGCTTGTCTGTAGTGAAGTATATGAGGAAGGAAAAGAATCTGTTAAAATGGCTGAAATAAAGTATTCTGATAAATCCTCTAAAGAAGATGATGATGTGTATAAAGTAAGGTATGCATATATGCCTGTTAGAAAATCTCCTAATAGTAGGAATTTCTGTAAGAAGATGGAGACATTAACAGACCAAAAGATTGTATTTAGAAAGGAAGATATTAATATGATGTCTTTTAGAGGTGTAAATAAAGAGTTAGGGCATAACAGACAGAATTATAGTTTACTAAAATGGTGTGGAGGACCTAACTGTCATCACTATTGGGAGCTTCAAGTTTATAAAAAAAGTGATGGTAAGCGTGTTTCTGAAGAAAAGGCTTTTGATGATGGTTTAAAAGAACCTAATAATCCTCCAGAAATGAGTGTTCCTAATATAGACAGAGCAGATAAGGGTGCTTACAGAAGTACCTTGAATAAAATTAAACAATTAATAGGTTTATAGATGAAAGCATTATTCATAACAGTAAAGGACTTAAAAGCAAATTCAATAATAAGTGGAAACACAGATGCTGACAAGCTAATTCATTTTATTGATGTAGCACAAGATATTCATATACAGAACTATTTAGGTGGTAAGCTTTATGATAAGATGCAATCTTTAATATTATCTGGAGATATAGATTTAGTTGCTAATTCTGATTACAAGTCATTAAGAGATGAATTTATAAAACCAATGTTAATATGGTACACTCAGTTAGAGTACTTACCTTTTTCTATGTTTAAGGTAGATAACGGAGGTGTATCTAAGCATAGGGGAGAGGAATCTGATTCTGTTAATTTTTCAGATGTAGATAGAATGATGAGTAAGATAAGTGATAGGGCTGAATTTTACACAAGAAGATTTTTAGATTATATATGTTTTAATAGTATTAAATTTCCAGAATACACAAATAATCAAAATGGAGATATGTATCCAGATAGAGATGTAGATTCTTTTTCAAGTTGGGTTTTATAATGGAGGGTAAAAAAAAACAATACAAGACAAAAAAAGTTAACATAATAAAGTTAGCTGAATTCTATAATAAGGTAAATAAAAACAAAAGAAATGACAAATTGGGGAAAAATATATAATAGCACTTGGTGGGGCATTGGAGTAATAAACGACATCTTTTGGGGTATTGTTTACTACAATAATAAAGTAAGAAAAGACTTTGTAGATAGAGTTGTAGCTGATGGTGGTGTTATAGAAAACTCAATGTGTATAAACGTAATAAAATAAAGATATGGCAACAAAACCAAAATTAGCAATGATACCTTCGGGGTATAAAGGACAAACAGCTACTCCTCCAAAATTATATTCTGTTTTACCTGCTGATGGTACAGGAGATTTCACTTTTGATAGAAACTTAAATACAGCTACAAGAATAAACAAAGATGGTTTAATAGAAATGGTAGATGCAGATGTACCAAGACTAAACTATCCTTTAATTGATGGTGTTGTTAGTGGTTGTCCAAGTTTATTGTTAGAGCCTGCAAGAACTAATTTGATTACTTATTCAGAAGATTATAACACTTGGAATAAAGCTGCTTTAACAAATTCTTCTGTGACAGAAGTAAATCCACAAGGAACAACATCTACTCAAAAAATTACACAAACTTCAAGTGGTGGTTTTGTTTGGCTTCCAAGAACGTTTACAGGTAATGAAACATTTAGCGTTTTTGTAAAAAAAGATAGTTCTAATTTTGCAAGGTTGTATGCTGCTAATAATAGCGTTTATTTTGATATAGTAAATGGTACTATTACAAGCGAAATAGGAAGCGAGATAACAGATAAATCTATAATTGATTATGGTAATGGATGGTTTAGAATTTCTATAAGTGTAAATAGCACTGCATCAAATGTTAGAATATACCCTGCAAGTAGTGGTACTTCATCAAATGGTACAAATAGTATGTTTGTTTTGGGCGCACAATTAGAAGTAGGTTCTTATCCAACATCATACATACCAACAAACGGAAGTACAGCTACTCGTTCAGCAGAAACTTGTAACCGAGCAGGAGATGCAGCTACTTTTAATGATAGTGAGGGTGTTTTGATGGCAGAGATTAGTGCTTTAAACGATACGGTTGATGGATATACTACTATTAATATAGGTAGTAATTCAGTTGATAATAGATTAGGTTTTGGTTTTGATGACCAAAGTCGAATTTATGGTTTTAAAAGAACAACTACTTCTTGGAATACTCCAATAGAAGCAAATATAAATGAATTTAATAAAGTTGCTATTTCTTACAATACAAATGACAATCACTTTTGGTTAAA